TTTGCATTGTAATTGGATGAGGTTGTGAAAGAAGCAATACGGCGATGCTCATAATACGAAAGCATTTCATTAGCCGTAATTTTTAACATTTGAGTAGATGAATCCCATTCACGCAACCAAATAATTCCCGACCAAACTGGAACATTGCCTTTGAAAACATAAAGAGCAGTTTGTCCCGGAGTTGTTCCTACATCAAGATTAAGAGTTGAACTATCAAGTCCTGAAATAAGTATCTCGCCAGTAAAGACACCGATACTGGAAAGTTGTTGTGTGAAATTAACCGAAGTAAATGGATACTCACCAATTACAGGGTTAGGAGTAGAACCCGACTGATAAAGTTGGGTAGTAACATAACGAAAGTCCCCACTCATACATACGCATTTCGCCAAGTAACAGCCATTGAACCGAGAGTGCTAGTCCAAGTGCCTGTTGAAGTGTTTGCAGGAATAGAAAGCCAATTAGTAACTGTCGTTAATGTATTACGCGCAGGGCTACCGTTCTGTTTAATAGTGCGCTGCAAGGTGTCAATTACTAGTGGATAAGAAGTATTCACATTAGCAAAAGTCATTACAGAACCAGTAACGGAATCGGTAATTGTTCCACTTGCGCTTGGTGAAGCAATAGTGATTGCAGGAGAAGTTGTAGCCCATCCATTGTTATAGATTGTTGCAGTTGTTCCTGTTGCAGTATTAGCAGTTTCGTCATAATAGCGAGGGTCAGGGAAATATAGTTCAGCAGTTGCCAATATGTAACCGTAAGTGAAATCAGGATCAACGGAAGCACTAACTTTGCGAACACGACCCCACATACGCTGCTGACCTGTTGTAGCAGTTAATTGAAATTGAAATAGACCAAGAACATTGCTTGCCTGTGTAGAGGCATAAGGGTCGGGATAATAGCCATATACCTGTGGGGCTAAGTTTTTTTGTAACTGTTGATAGTAATACTGAGCAGGGTGAGATGAATCTCCAACAATAGTAAAGTCAATCGTTACTGTTCGAGCATCATAAAAATCGCGCCCTGAATAACTTCCGTCAATGTAACCACGATTGTCGTCTTGATTACGAATTGAAGCAGAAGCCATAAGTCCGTCAATGTTTTCAACAATATATGGAGTACCTGCGCCAAAAGTAAATCCATTAAATGAAAACTGATAAGTGCCTAGAGTCATTTACTATGCCCCGTCGCTAGAGGTGAACCGTGTTGCGCGCTTGTGGCGGTTGATTTAGCAACTACTTTGCTATCCAGTTTAAGAACGCTTGTATGTGTAGTTGTAGGAAGTGCGCCAGTTGCATCGGTGCCACCTACTTTCTGTTTCATATCATAACGAACAGAAGGAGTTTTAGTTTTGGTTTTAGATGCTTTAGTAATTAAAGGTGCGGGACCGTAACCAGCAAGGCTTGGTGTCTTTGTAGAGTCGCTTTTCTTTGGAATTGCTTGTGCACTATTAGCCTTTTCCCAATCGGCTAACTTGCGACGATATTCTGCCATTGCAGCACCGCCAGCCTTACCGCCAATCTTTGGCATTGTTGGCTTCGCCTTTGATGTTCCTGCTTCATAGAATCCAAATCCAACACCAGCGGCAATCGCAGGAATTGCAACTGCAGCAGCACCAGCCGCAACTCCAGCACCCGTAATCGCAGCAGCACCGCCACCTGCAATACCTGCACCAGCAGCCACTTCACCTCCAGTTGCAAGTGCTTCTTCACCAGCAGCAATGGTTGCTTTTCTTCCCATTGCTAAATAAGCGTCACCAAGAGTTGTAAGAACTCTAAGTATGCCCGTAATTTTAGGAACTGCCCATAGCGCAGCAAGCGCCGTACCAAATGCAATAACTATTCCTTTATTATCGCTAAACCATTTACCCAATTCTTTAAGTCTAGGAAGCCCATCTTTAAGAATCCAAGTAACAATTTTATTAAATACTGGCATTAACGCATTGCCAAGTTCTTCTTTTAACCCTTCAAACTTAGCGCGTAATACTTCTAACTGACCAGCAGAAGTGTCTGCAAATGCCTTAGCAGCATCTTTAGTTCTAGCGTGAATAAGTTTCATCAAACCAGCAAAACTTGTTCCAGCAGGAATAGTTTTATTCATAGCCAAACCAAGATCGCGCAATCCACGCGCTTGTCCAGTTGAAGCCGAAGCGACTAACTTTCCTGCATCAGCAAGGCTCATATGTTTATATCGTGCGAGATCGGCAGCAGCGCTAAGAGCATCAAGTGCCATTTGGGGACTACGAGTAGCCGTAGTCATAGTTCCAAGTGCTTCGTATGTATCTGATGTTGTGAAGCCAAGATTCATCATCGCTTCAGCGTGTTTATCTATTGCGGGCTTTGCAGCAGCAAAAGATACGCCTGAGTCTTTTACGGCAGTTTGCAATCTTGCTTGTGAAGTTTGCAATGCCATACTTGCTTTAATGCCTTCATAAGCCATAAATGCAAAACTGCCACCAATTGCCTTTAACGCAGTACCCGCAATAACGCCAGCGCGTTGAAATCCACCTAACTTGCCACTAGCGAATTCACTTTTTGCGGCAATTCTGTCCATTTCACCGCTGACTTTTTTGAGTTCAGCAATGGCTTCGTGCGCCTCAACGAATAAGGCGATCTTTACTGGCATTAACTCCATTAGAAACCATCCAAGTGTTTATGAACAATCTGTTCCATAATTTTGTTCGCCTTGAATTTATCCCAAGCAGGCTTCATATAAGGGAAGCCACGCATTGCAGTAGTACCGTGCCACGAAGGAGGCGCAGATTTTCCGCCTTCTTCAACTGCGCGAGAGTATTTCATAGTAGGTCCGACTTCGGCGCTATACATACCGAAACCTTCACGCTTCTTAACACTTGTAATAGATCGGCGAAGATTACCTGTGCGATTCTTTGGTGGTTCGCCAGCAGTAGCCTTTTCACCTTTAGCGCGCTTGCCTTTAATTTCGTGTTTAGCAAGTTGTTCTAAGGCGTGTGCCATTTCATCACGGGCAAGGCGAACACCATAATCAAGAGTTCTAATTACGCCTTCATAGTCTTTCTTGAATAAAGAGAGATTAGTTGTTATCGCGTTCAACCGTTATCTCCTTTACTACTCTACCTATGGCAAGTAGCCATGATACCAAATGAACTGGTTGTTCATCTGTTTCTAGCGGAGTCCAACCAAACTCTTTAGCGCACTCGTAATAGAACCATTCACTATCGGGATAATCGAAGTTCTCGTTTCTATCCGCGCCTTCTAATAGCCCTTTTAGGCGTTCGAGTTTGCGGTATCCGCTTTTGGGTCTGCCTCTGTTTGGAGAGACTTTGCGAAATCAGGAAACATAATCTTCTGAGCCTCTAGCGTTTCTTCAATTAACGCATCGTAATCAGCAATAGGTAGTTCACCTAGTGATTCGATTTTGACTGAAGGCGGGAGAAGATCATAAGACCATTCTTCAATAAGAACTGATAAGAGCGCATTGCCTAACGCAATGTTCTGCGCTACGCCGTCCTTATCACCTGCTGCTTCATATACAGTATTGCGATCTTTTACTTTAAGAGAATTAGCATCTTTGAAGGATGCAGTTGCTCCGCTAGGTAGTTTTACTACTTTACTCATAATGGTTCCTTCCATTTCGCCTTCGATTGTTTGGGTTGTGTGGGGGAGCGGGAAGGCGGGCGCTGCGCCCCACACAACTTTATTTCAGGTTACTGATAAGTTCCTGAAGGCTTGGCATTTTGTAGAGTGAACTTAACTGGTGAGTAACCGTTAGTTGCGCCCACATTGGTTGTATTACCGAGAGAGTTGAAATCAACTGTGACTTCAACATAGTTCTTATCACGAGCAATCATTCCAGTTGTGTATGCGCTCTTAGAAGCGGTAACGGCGAACTGGGTAGCAGTTGCACCTGAACCAGTAGCCCAAGTGAAGGTAAGTGCTGGCTGAGTATTAGAAAGGAAGTTGGTGAGTTGTGAATCATCTTCCATAACGAAAGTTACTTTGCCAGTAACAGTAAGCGCGCCGAGAAATACTGAATACGGTGCTTGTGTATTAGCAATTCCAAAGATTGGCTCGACTGCACGAGTGAGTTTAAGTGAACCTGTAACTGCGTTTGAAATTGTTGTACCTGCAACAGTAACCGTTCCTGTCCATACCTGAGTTGGGACTACGGTAGAGAAAGAAGGAGTTGAAGCAGTTGTAGTTGCTGATGGATAACCAGTTACCTTAGAAGTGTATTCAAGCATTCCATCCGCATTAAAAGTGAACTCTAGATCGTGAACTTGGCAGCCCGGATATTGGCGAACGCCTGCTGAATAATAATCAGTAAATGTAAGAGCCTTTGGCTGAGCATCTCCTGTTGTACCGACTGCGTTCTTTAATGCGATTGCGTGAGTGTATGGAGCAGATGCACCAGTAGTAGTTACATCTCCCATAATTCCAGCAACGAAATAACCAATAGTGTCTGCGAATACTGGACCTGCAAAATCAATCTCTGTATGGCGACGACCTTGAACATAGTTGTAGTCCTCAACCATTGAACCACGAATGCCTTTATCAAGAAGTTCGTTAATGATATCAACTGGCTTGAAACTGTTAAGAGTAATAGGAACATAATCAGTTGCAGTAACTGGAGTTCCCTTAGTTGTTTCTAGTGCTAATCCTAGAAACGATTTGACGGAAGGTTGGACTGCCATTTGTTATTCTCCTACTGTTGTATCTGCTGGTGGGGTTTTCTTATTTGGTACTACAACTACATTTGTGGCAACAAAATCATCAGGAGCGTCGAATACATCTCCTGCATTTACGGTAAGACCAAGAGTTGGAAACTCACGATCATCTTCACCGAGGTACTTAAACTGTGCCATTCATTTCTCCTTATGCTTGAATCATTTGTGTAACAGGGAAACTAATTGAAGCCCAAATCTCTGTTGCACCAGCATCGTTCGTAAATGGGAGTCCGTAGTTAGCACTAATGCTTGCTTCGGCTGCTTCCCAAATTAGCGAACCATCAGGCAATCCTAGCGTATGTCCACCGCCACGAAGTAAGTTCTTAACGCCATCTACAACAATGTCGAAAGAATCCATTCCCGCTTCGGCTTTCTTTTCTAACGACAGGTGAAAGATTTGAAAGTCAATTTGATAATCAACGCGTTTCCATCCGTTATATGCGCCACCAATAGCGACACGCGTTTCTGTTTCAGCGGAAATATGAACTACACCTGCTGCGCGATTTAACTGACCAGCCGTAGCGTTAATCTGAAAGTTGATTTGCTTTGGGAAGGAAATCAAAACTTGATTAAGGTTAGGAATCGTTCCTTGCATAATCCAGTTTTGAATTGCAGTTCGTACTGCTGCGCGGGATGAAGCCATTAACGAATCCTACGGAACGGCTTCAATAGTTCTTGGGCTAGTCCAAGATCGCTAGCAATGTTTTTAGCAGCCGCGCCTGCCTCCGAACCGCGTGTTGAAATATCCATAACAAGCGAGTTATCTCCACGAACCTTTAAGAAGGCAGTTGTGGCAAGAATTGTTGCTTCTTTAATTGCGGCTGGCATAGCAGAAATAGCCACACCTGTGTTGTGCGTATAAAGAAGTGATGAGGTTAATGGAATCGTTGTGCTGCCAAATGTATAAGAAGAATCAACTGTTATATTTTCAGAATATAACCCGTCATAGATTTTAAGAGATTGCCCAGCAACAATACCTGTCGAGTTTGTAACTGTTAAAGAGTTAGCCGATGCCGTTGCTGAGGCAATAGTTGAATTAGCATATCCATTCACATAAGAATAGCGAAGAAATAGTTCATGTCCCGGAGTCGAAGGCATACCAAAAGAAAGGGGTCCTTGACTGCTGTAAGAGGCGCTAAGGCTCGCGTAAGGGAATATGACTTCGCCTTCTTCTAACCACGCCTTAGAGCAATCTGTGGCTGCTACAAGGCTATTAGGGTCAGCGCCATAAGAAAAAGAAAGTAACGCAATAATGGGATTATATTTTGGGTGGAAACGAATTGTTCCATCAGACTTAATGCGATTGCGTTGTTGTTCTGTGTCTTGTGTTGCTCCAAGAATCTGATTGCAATACTGATCTACCCAAGACGAGGCGCGTGTAATAGCGTTAGTAAGTTCGGCATCTTGGGCTGCTTGGTTGCCACCGACAACAAGATTATCAACATCAATAGCCGTAGGTGCGCTCTTAAACTCGGCGATAGTCAAATAGGGAACGCTGAACTGTTCGGTATTAGGAGCAATAGCATTAGCCATTTGAACTATCCGTTTCTAATCTATCGTTATCGTGACCACAACGCCCACACTTCTTAAACCAACTACCGAATCCACAAGCAGTGCAATTATAGCCACGATCTTGATCTCCTATTGAATAGGAACTCAAGTTTGCTTCAACAAAACCTTCTTTTTTCAATGCTTTAATAGTCTTTGGATTATTAACGCTGAGTAATCCGTCTTTGCCTATATTTACTTTTTTAGTACCACGAGTAGTTTTAACATCTACTCCGCGTATTCCGTGATTCGGTG